AATTTCTGTAATACACATACAGCATGGGTACAGCCATCAGATGTTGTTAATAAACAAGACCATATTAGAGCTTCTTATATTGAATATTCTAAAGGTATTAGATTAGAAAAGGGATATAAATCTGAAATACAAGCTATTACATTTAAAGATAATCCTGATGCAGGTAGAGGAAAAGATTGTTATGATATTTTTGGTGAAGAAGTTGGAGCTTGGGGTGTTCCAGGTGGATTAAAAGCTACTCATTCTGCAATGCAGCCATCTGTAACTGCAGGTAGTATTAAAACTGGAATGCAAACATATTTTGGTACATCTGGTGATACTACTAAAGGTACAGTAGATTTTGCTGACATGCACAATAGACCTGAAGCTTTTGGATTCTTACCCTTTAATGATGTTTGGGGTAAAATACCTGAAAAGATTGAGGGATATATGCATCCTGCTCAATGGAATATGGAAGGCTTCTATGATAAACAAGGTAATTCAGACCTTGATGCTGCTAAGATAGCTGAATTAAAAAATAGAAAAAAGCTTATAGCTAATGGTGCTACCTCAACTGAGATTCAGAAAAGAATGCAAGAACATCCATTAGATTCTGCAGAAGCTTTCTCAATGATATCTACAAATAATTTTCCTGTTGTAGAACTTAAATCACAACTTGAAAAAGTAAAAGCTCTCAAGTTACAACATATAAAAGGTACACCTGTTAAATTACATTATAGAGATGGTAAATGTGTAGCAATACCTATATTAGATGGTACTGCCAAACCTATTACTAGTTATAAGGATATTCCAATTGATAAAAGAGGATGTCCAATGATTTATGAATCACCTATTCCAAATACACCAAGAGGTTTATACAAAATAGGATATGACCCTATTAGACAAGATTCTGGTACTTCATTAGCAGCAATTATAGTTTATAAGAGTGTACATATTGGTAGCTTTTATCATAATATTGTAGTTGCTGAATATATAGGTAGATTAGAAACACCTGATGATATTGACCATGTAGCTGAAATGTTTGCTGATTTATATAATACTACTATCATGCATGAGAATGAAGTAACTGGTGTTAAAAACTATTTTAGAAGAATCAAAAGATTAGGTTTACTTGCTGCACAACCTGATACAGTTATTAGTAAAAATATTAAAAAGTCTACTGTTGCTAGAGTTTTAGGTTGTCACATGAATGAACAACTTAAAGATGCAGGAGAAAGATATGCTAAACAATGGTTATTAACTGTTTTAGATTATGATGAAAATGGTGACCAAATAAGAGTTATAGATAGAATTTATTCTATAAGATTATTAGAAGAATTAATTGCTTACAACAGAAAAGGTAACTTTGACCTTTGTTCTGCACTATTTATGTGTATGTTCCAAGTTCAAGAAGAGAAATTAGGTAAGCAATATGAGGAGCAAGATGCTACCAAACAGACTGCTCAAAAGCTAATAGAAATGGCATCAAAAATGCATGGAGGTAAAAAGAATCACAGACTTGCAGAAAATTTTTAATATATTTGTGAAAACAATCTAACCTATGGGAGTAGTACAATTAAATAGAGAGATTACTAATAATCAAACTCTATCAGAAAATGAAAAGAATGCTGGTAAGAAAAACTGGTATAGAGAGTATATAGATATGCTTGATACAGAAAGCAATTATGGTATAGGAACAAATGGTGTATCAGAGTACAGAAGACAAAAAGTTAATTATAATCTTAACAATAATATACTTAATCATGAAGACTTTGAATATGTGTGTGAACCTTACGGTGCTGAAGTAGGAGAGTTACCTGCTAAAATGGTTAATAGAGATATTGTATCAAGTAGGATAAAAGCTATGAGAGGAATGGAAATGAAAAGACCTTCTTCTTGGAAAGCTATTGCTGTTAATAGAGATGCTACTACAAGAAAAGAGCAGGAAAGTTTTGGTAGAATTAATCAATATGTAATATCATCTATTCTAACTCCTATTAAACAAAAAATTGAAGCTAAGTATCAAGAGCAAAGTAAAGGACAAAAGTTATCTAAAGAGGAGATGACAAATATCCAAGAAAAGATTGCTGAAGAACTTCAAGCTCAAACTCCAGATGAAGTTAAAAAATATATGGAGAGAGAACATCAAGACCCTGCAGAAGTTCAATCTCATCAACTACTACAATATTTAACAAAGAAACTTGATATTAAAAGAAATTTTGATAGAGGTTTTGAACATGGTATGTTATCAGCTAAAACAGTATTTTGGATAGGTGTAACTAATGATAAACCTGATTTTAAAACTGTTAATCCTATTAGATTTAGATATGATAAATCACCTGATATAGAATTCTTTGAAGATGGTGAATGGGCTGTTGCTGAATATAGATGGACACCATCAGAAGTAATAATGAAATTTAATTCACAACTTACTAAAGATGAAATTAATTCTATTTATACTGATTATGCAAATTATGCTACTAGTGCTCATAGTGAAAGATTATTTAATTTTGATAGAAGTAATGATGATGTAAATGATGATGATGACAATACACTAAGAATATTACATTGTAATTGGAAAGCTCTTAGAAAATTAGGTTTTCTTACTTACTTTGATGAGCAAACAGGTAAGGAAGAAATGATGATAGTGGATGAAGGATATAAATTTGATATAGAAGCTGGTGATATTCAAATAGAATGGGAATGGATTCCTGAAGCCTATGAAGGTTGGAAAATAGGTGCTGATATTTATATTGGTATGCAACCTGTTCCAGGTCAGTTTAAAGATATGAATAATCTTTATAGTTGTAAGTTATCATACTATGGTGCTGTTCATGATAATGTAAATTCTGCTCCTACTTCTTTAATGGATAGAATGAAAGTATATCAGTATTATTACAATATTGTAATGTATAGATTAGAACTTTTATTAGCTTCAGATAAAGGTAAAAAAGTAATGATGAATATCAATGCTATTCCAGAAAGTGCTGGTATAGATATTGAAAAATGGCAATACTTTTTTGAGAGTACTCCTTTTATGTGGTACAATCCAGATGAAGAAGGTGTTGGTTATAGTGATGTAAATACTATGGCTAAAGAAATTGACCTTTCACTTGTATCTGATATTACTAAGTATATTGATATTGCTGAATACTTAGATAAGAAATGTGGTGACTCTGTAGGTCTTACAGATACTGTAATGGGTCAAGTATCTGCTTCTGCTGAAGTAGGTAATACAAGACAAGAAATACAACAAACTTCACATATATTAGAACCTTATTTTGCACTTCATAGTAAGATAAAAGAAAATGTACTTAATGGGTTATTAGAAGTAGCAAAAGTTGCTTATATGAATAATCCACCAGAAACATTATCTTATGTATTAGATGATATGTCTGTACAGATGTTTAGTTTAGATATTAATTTATTGCATAATTCAACTGTAGGTATATTTGTATCTAACTCTGCTAAAGATGGTGAAGCTAAAGAAACTATTAGACAACTTGCTCATGCTGCTATGCAAAATCAAAAAGTTGAACTTTCAGATGTATTATCAGTAATTAGACAAGAAGGTAATCAAGAAGCTGAAGAAACTTTAAAAGCTGCTGAAAAAGAAAGACAATATCAAGATAGTAAAGAAGCTCAAGCTAATAGAGAAAATGCTCTTCAAGTGGTTAGAGAAACTAAAGATTGGGAGAAAGAGAAAATGGGAATTGAGCATGATAATAAAATGGAAGAAATTCAACTTAAAGGTGGATTTGATTTACAGAAACAAGCTATGTTATCTGTTGGATTTAATGAAGACAAAGATATTGATGATGATGGTCAATTAGATGTGGTTGAAATCTATAAAGCTGGTCAAGATGCTACTATTAAAGCTAGAAAACAAAAGCTTGATGAAGACAAGTTTGCTGAAGATAAAAGACAGTTTAGAGAGAATGATAAAAACAAAAAGAAAGAATTGGCTATTAAGGATAAACAATCAACCAAAACAGCTAAAAAGTAAATAAAAGCTATTACACACAAAATGGTAATAGTTAAGTTTTAAACTTGAATTATATTAATATTTAATCT